TAATATTTTACCTTTAGCTCTTTTACGATATGTAATTGTCTTAATATCTAAAAGCTGTATTTTACCATTTTTATCTACAATCACAATATCAAAAGGACAGGTAGGGTCACAACTTTTTGCTACATAATAACCAGCTTTAGTAAGCTTTGCTATAGTATCATATTCTCCAACAGTGCCTTTGATGGATGATTGTTTGCCTTTTAAGACAGAAGATTTACGACTAAGTTTATTAGACCACTTAGACTTATTGTTACAGCTACCCATAGAAGTTTATAGATTGTACCTACTTTTGAATCAAGGTGTGCAAGATGATTGTCTCTAATATTAGTTATTTTCTCATGGATAACTTTTAACTCACCTTGAATTTTAATTATTTCTTCTGAATTTTTTTGTGATTGTGACTTCATATTATTTTTTTTGATTTGGTAATTTTTGATATTCCTTAATCATTTGATTTAAAAAATCTCCACCTATAGCTTCATCTATAACTTTTCTTTGTGATTTTGATATTTTACTTAATTGATATTCCATAATATAAGACACTAAAGATGAATCCTGCTGTAAAGCTTTCATGGTATCTTTTTTTGCCTCAGTAATAAATGTTTTTATTACTAACCTTTTCTGCGAAATAGATAAATTTTTATAACCATCTGATTCAACTATTCCTGATAAACCCACATGAATTAATGGAGCAAAAATATTTTTATATGCTCTATCTAATACAGGAATACCTGTGCTTTTAAATATTTCTTTGTATGTAAAATTTAATTTATCTAATTCTATTTCTGCTGCATTTTTTGGTTGTCTTATCGTTAAACCAGTGAGTTCAGTTAATACTGGATTATCGTTTCTAACTGGTCTTGCAACATATTTGCCTGATTTTTCATCAAACACAGCATGAGTAATTGATGTTCTGTCAGGTAATTCCGCAGGATTAAAAATTGATTTTAAATTATTAACAATAGAAACTCCTGAACCACTTAAATTAGCATTTTCTAATGATGATGTTTTTGTGTCTTTTGCTGCTTGTATATTACCATCTGCTGCATCTAAAAAACTCATATAAGTTTTAAATCCTGTAAAATATTGACTTGCTATTTGACCAACTAATTCATTTACAAATTTAAATTGTTTATTTGTTCCTTCAGCAGAAGCAATATTTATTAAAGAATCAACTAAATATAAACCAGTTCCACCTCTTGTTCCTGCAAACACTTTTGCAAATTCTTTAAAGTTAAAAGTTTGAGAAGTGAGTGTTCCATTTTGTTTTCTATTTACTAAATCAGCCACATATAAATATGCAGCTAAAGGGTTATAAGGTAATAAATCTAATCTTCTATCACCTACTTTTATTTCATTCCATTTTTCACCAGCAAATCTTGAATCTCTTATTTGAAATGCTGTACCCATTAAACCCCATCCTACTATAGCTTTTGTAAAACCTGTCGTATCTCCTTCTTTTAATTTTTTCATTATGGCTTTTGTATAAAGACCATCAGTAGAAAAAGTAAGTAAAGCTTTTGCTGGATCAGCAGCAACTCTAGCCGCACCAACAAATGTAGGTAATGGACTATATTCATATAAAAATTTTAATGAGTTTGCTAAAAATCTTGGAAATGGAATTACTAGAGTTGTAATAAAAGGCAAACTATTAATAAGTTTTGTAAATTTTTCTCCAATGCTTCCTCTTTTAGGTTGTCTTGCATAAGTCATATCTAAAGCAAGATCAATAGCTGTTGATATATCTTCTTTTCTTATAGTTTTTATTAAATTATTATCAGAAACTAAATCTGCTAAATTTTTACCTTTATAAATATCTTTTCTACCCCTTACAATTCCATCTAATGTTGAATAAAATACTGATCTTCTTGTAATAAATTCTTGAAATCTATTTAAAAAGTTTAAAAGATTGGCAGCTTTTTCTGTTAAATTTAATGGGGAATAACCTTTAAAACCAGTTTTATTTAATATGTCAGAACTGTATCTTAAAAACATACGATCTTGTTCTTTAGGATAAAATTTTAAAATATTATCTACATCTTTTTTTATTCTTTGTCTTGTTCCAGTTTTAGACCAATTTAAAATATTTGCTGATTTCCATGTATTTAAAAAACCCTGAAAAGCAGTAATGGGATTTGTTTGTCTTTGTAATTTTTTACCACTTAATTTTTCCCAAAGTCTATCTGAGCCATACTGAAATCCTTCATAAAAAACATTTAAACCTACCCTTGCTTGTTGAGATATAAAGTTTCTCATAGCTGTACTCCATCTTGATACCATTGAAGCTCTCCTAACTCCATCAAGTCTTTTAAGTGTATCATTAATTAAAAGCTCAGAATCAATACCTTGAGCTTCAAATTCTTTTCTCATTTTTTTTGTAACTTTGCCATCATCTAAAAATTTACCATAAACCTTTGCAAGTTGTGATAGTCTATTTAAATTTTGAGCTGATGTTCTTGCACCTGCTACAAAATAATCTGCTAAATCCTTTGGTTGTAATTTATTTTTTTTAAGCAACGCATTAATAGATTCACCACCCTTTTTCATCATGATTCTAGGAGTTGTTAAAACATCATACATTTGTTGACTAATTCTAATGTTCGTATTTCTCTCTAATTGATTTGTAGATAAAAGCTCATCAAAAAATTTACTTATTTTTTTCTGTGTTCTTTGACTTATAATATTTTCTGATATGTCATCATAAACATCTTTGGATTGTAAGTTAACTTTATCTTCAAATGATTTAGCTGTTGTTCCTGTTTCTTTCTCAATAACTTTATTTTTAGCTTGTCTTACTTCGTTTAATTTTTTTACAGGTGTGTCATTATTTTTTATAATATTAGTTTCAACTTTATAATTTTTACCCCTCTGAACAAAACCTAAAAGTTTGTCAAAAGTTACACCGATAATACCTCCTTCAATAGCCATTTTTAATCTTGCTTTATCTTCAGAGTCTTTATCGTTTGCTTGTAAATATTCTGTGATAGGATTTGCAAGTGTGGGAAATGCTTGTACTAAATTAGAAAGTCTTGACTCATAGGGAGAAAAAGCAAATTGGGCTGCAACTTCACCTTTTAATGTGGCTCTAAAAGCACTTCCTGCAAATGTTGTTGCTTTAGGAATTTTTGTAACTGTATTAATTAATCCTGCCACTTTAGTAACTCCAAAATAAGGAATGGCAAACCCAGTTATATCTCTTGCAAATGATCCACCAAAATAAGTTGGTTCTGCAACAGTTGGTATTTTAACATTTTCAAAAGGTTTTTCGTCAAAAAATTTATCTCCCAAATAATCTGTAAAATCTAAAGTTCCTTGAGCTAAATCTCTTATTGCACCACCATAAGTTCTTTTAATTAAATTTTCGTAAAAATTTTCTATACTATAATAACCATTGTCTTCAATTATTTTTTCTGCATCTACTATGCTTTTTCCATCAAGAACAGAACCTTCTAAAGGTTTTTCTTTTGCAACAGCTTCAGATAATGTAAATGTTTTTTTAGGTTGAGGTGTAAAATCTTTTTCTATTTTTTCTTCTTGTTCTAATTCTTTTGCAGCATCAGATATAGGAGATATTTTTATATCAGTTTCTTCTATAGGTATAAAATCTTCTTCTTTAGATTTTTCAGATAAAATTTGTGATAAAGATTTTTTCTTTTTTTCTTCTAATGCAATAGCTTCAGATAAAGTTATAGACATAAATGATTACCTACTTTATTTCTTCAAGAACTGGCTCACCATTTTCTTTTATACTTACAATTCTGTATTTTGTTGAACCAATAGTCATTATGTCTCCTATTTTCTTTTTACCTTTATTAATCTCATTTAATTGTTTTACAACATCAGGTAGTTGTTCTAATGCACTTAAACTAGGTTTAACTTGTTTATTGTATAAATCTTTTTGAGCTTTATTTAATCCTGCAAACCATTCATCAAATTTATCTCCAGCAGCTTTACCTTCTTGATATAGTGCTAAAGCTTCTTTTGATAAAGAAGGAGTATCAGTTCTTTTCTTTAACATAGAAGCAATATATCCAGCAGGATTAATTAAAAATAAATCTTTATCTTCTTCAGGAATTTGATCTTTATATTTTTCTATTAATTCTCTTTTCTTTTTAGCATCTCCTAATCTTGCAGCAGTTTCAGAAAATTTCATGCCTTGCATAACAGAATCTCCAATAGCCATACCTGCTGTTTGTCCTCTTTGACCTTTTGAAAATAATGAAGCACCAATACCTACAAATGGATTTGAAGCCATACTGTATAAATTGTTTGTATCAGGTTGCTCAAATGTGTTTAGTAATCCACCACCCATCTCACCACCTTGTCCTATTAAGCCTTTAGTACCTTGATCCATCATAACATCTGATGTTCCTGATGGAGGTTGTCCGTACATATATCTTCTGTATAAATCTATTAATGCCATTATATTAATCCTTGTCTTCTTGCTTCTGTAAATATTCCATAAGATGGACTTACATTAGGAGCAGATACAGTTAAATTTATATTTTGTTTAGCTGTATCATATCTGTTTAATATATCAGACCCTGCTTGTCCAACATTACCAAAGAATGTTTGAAACACAGATGTTGGTAATGCTTCGCCACTAATCAATCCTGGTAATACTGGTATTGCTTGATTAATAGCATCACTATCTAATGTCTGACCTTTAAGATAATCTTCTGTTGTTAAAACTCCACCTGTTTGTGCAAAGTCTGGTGATAATCTTCTACCATCATATCCTAAAGTTTTTAATGCTTGGTCGTTTTTATAAGCATCTTTTGCTGATCTTACCACAAGTCCTGTTAAAGAAAAACCTGATTTTGCAAATGTTTCCAAAGGCTGATCTCTAAATGTGTCAACATAAGTAGCTGCATCTGCATCTATTTTAGATGTATATTGACTATAAAAAGAATCATCTTTTATATTGTTTAATGTTATTTCTAAATTTTCTTGTATGTAAGCTTTAGCTTCTCTATCAACATTCGGTTTACCAGTATCATATTTTGAGTTTGCTATACCTTGTAATTGATTAAGCATATCAACTTTAGCTTTATCTGATATAGTTGAATCTAATAAATAACCTTTTATATTTGCTTCGTTATATTCAGAGCCAGAAACAACTCCTTGACCTTCAGTTTTTACACCTGTAAATTTACCTGTGCCTTGTTCAAAAGTTGGAACAGCAACAGCACTTACATTTTGATAAGCTTGTGTTTCGTAATCTTTTAAATTTTGTGCTTCTCTAGTTAAAGCAGCAGCATCAGATTCTCTTGAAGCCGCAGCACTTTCCATAATTTCATTATAAGCTTCTTGATCGCCACCAGCTCCACCTTCAGCTACAGAATAATCCATAATAGATTCTGTTGCTAAACCTGATTCTACGTCTGCTGTTGATCTGTCTGAACCGCTAGAATCAGAACCTGAACCTGAACTCATGTTAGCTCCTTATAATATGATTGCTATGACAAAAAGAATGAATAATCCAATTAAAAACTTTGAAGGGTGTTTTTGGATATAGACATCAAAATCATAATAAATTTTTTGTAATTTTTTCATTATAATAATCCTCCTAATACTCCACCTAGTCCACCAAGTATTGCACCAGATGCACCGCCTAAACCATAACCAATGGCAGCACCACCTAAACCTGTTGTAAATGGATTGGGTGTGAATTGTTGTTGAGTTGATGTTGTTGGAAAACCTGAAGCTAAAGGTGAAACAATACCAGCATATTGTTGTAAGTTTTGAAATGGAGATAATTGAGCTTGTCTTTGTAATTGTTCAAGCTGTTGTCCTGTTTGAACTAATGTTGGTGTTTGTCTAGCAACTTGTAATTGTCTTCCTCTTTCAGCTTCTGCTGCTTGAAAAGCAAAAGGTAAAGCTTGTTGTGCAACTTGTGTTGCTACTTGTTGTTGAGCCATAGGAGATGTAGGTGTTCTTCCAGCTCCTGAAAATTGTTGTGCAACTGATGTGTAAACATCACCAGCAGCTCTTTGTATTAATGGATTTAAATATGGATTTGCAAAAGCACCAGACAAAGTATCAGATAATTGTTGTTGAGCAGCAGTTCCTAATGTTTCTTGTCCAGCAAGACCTGTTAAAGTTTGTTGTGTTGGAGCTACATATTCACCAACCCCTGATCCATAAATCTGACCTGCTTCTGAAATAATTTGATTTAATGCTGGTTGTGCTGCTGCATAAGGTTGCACTGATTGTGTTCCTGTACCTGCTCCTGCTGATGATGAACCGCCTCCGCCAAAACTCATTTTTTCTCCTCTTGTTTTATTTTTTTTTCTAACACAACATGGGTTCTTTTATATCCATAGTTGTTTAAAATTTTTTGCCAACCTGGTCTAGCAATTAACTCCATCATTTGACATTCTTCATCTTTTGCAAACTTCTCAATGTCTTTGACTAAGTATTGCCACTTATGTCTTTGTCTGCCAGTCATAATATAGATATGACAAACTTTACCTAACTTTCTTTTTATAAGTTCTGTAACTACAACACCAAAATATTTTTCTACTGATGTTGCTTTAGACTTATCCCATAAAACCCAGATTTGAAATTTACCATCCTTTGCAGTCTGTAAAACAAATTCTGAATCAGTAAGTTGACTTGAATAATGTAAGGCATCTCTAACATCTTTTTCAACTAGACCCCAAACTTTATCAAGTTCTTTGATAGGTATTCTAACTAATTCCATAAATACACTAATATTGTATATTTGTTAAGGACTTTTTTCATCAAATATCTCTAAATAACTTATCATACCTTCTATTTTATTACTTGTAGCTACTTGTATTTTAACTATATCTGCACTCTCCAAAACTAAAGGTGCAAGAACACCATTATCTGTAGTGTCTGCTGCTAAATCTTTATGATAAATTTTATAGGTAGCACTAGCTGAAGAATCAGTAATAAATATTTCAGTTTGTATTGCAGAGGCATCATCATTGTTTAATTGAATACTTTTTACAATAGCTGTTCTATTTGTAGGTACTGTGTAAACAGTTGTTAAATTTGTTGTGCTTAGATTAAAACCTGCGTTTTTATATATATTAGCCATAATAATTTGAAGGGATAAACAAGGTGGCTTGTTTACCCCATTTTTTATTCTATCATTATAAATCTATAGTATCAACTTTGATAAACTAGATGTTGAAAAAATATTTTATTTATTAAAATAAGTCCCATCTTCTATGTAATTCATTCCACACATAATTACCTTTTGGTTGTTCTATTGGTGGATCGTATCTGCAAGTATCTTCATTTAATATCCAAGAAGGATAAGGTTGAGGCTCTATAAAAGCATCTCTACCTTCATCATAAGTAAAACCTATACCTGCATAGTTTTTTCTAAAATTATTATTATATGATGTTTGTTTCCAAACATCATTAGTTTTATAAATATTATTTAAAAAATCAATACCTGCTTGTTCGCTTGTTGCTACATCATTTGATACAGCAATTACTTTTAATACTTTATTTCCTACTCCTAATTTACAAAAATGTGCCATAATTAACTATTATATCTTATACTCCCTGTTCCTGTAAATACATGAATTGTATCTGATCCACTTGTTGATGAAGTTGGTGAACCTGTTACAGTTACACTTGCAAAATCAGCAGTTGCTGCTCTTAAAATTACAACACCTGAACCTCCAAGTCCAAAACTACCACCATTACTACCAGCACCACCTCCGCCAGTATTAGCTGTTCCATTGCATCCTGAATTTCCTGATGCTCTTTCTCCATCACCGCCTCCTCCAGTACCACCACTACTACCAGCACCAGAACCTGATGCACCACCGCCACCACCTCTTGCGACAGAAGAACCTGTTATTGAAGAAGATAATCCAGCTCCTCCAGTTCCTCCAGTAGTTCCTGATGCATTTCCTCCTACAGCAGAAGCACCACCTCCGCCACCTCCGCCATTAGTACCACTTGAAGTTCCACCAGCAAAACCTTGATTAGAAGTACCAGCACCTCCTGTACCACCTCCAGTTGCTCCACCACCTGAACCACCATCTCTTCCATTATTAGGTGTTCCTCCAGATGAACTAGATATAGCACTTCCACCACCACCAGCAGAAGTAATGGAAACACCAGTTCCAATAATTGATGAATCTGAACCTTGTGTTGTTGCATTATCACCAGAAGCTGTAGCTGAAGCTCCTCCAGCACCGACAGTAATTGTATAAACAGTATCTTGTAGAAATGTTAAAGAACTTTCAGAAGAACCACCTCCGCCTGATGTTTCAGACGAATATGAATTTCTATATCCACCAGCACCTCCTCCTCCTGACCAGTTGTTTGAAGTTCCAGTTGCACCTCCACCGCCACCAATATTTAAAAAATCTACTGTTAAAGTTTGAGGAGTTTCCAAAGTTACATCATCATCACTAGTTGGAATCCAACCTTTAGTTGCTCCTGAATAAACTATATTAATAGCTTGACCATTTGTATCATATACTGGGTTAGGTGAGCTAAAACCTTGATAATTTAAACTGTTTTGATTTATAGTTAATGCGTTAGTTCCAAAATTTCTTGCATAATCAACAAAATATATTTCATCTCCAACACTAGCTGAACCAGGTAAAGTCGCAGTACAAGCATTTGAGCTTGTGTCAATCCAATAACCTTTTCCTGCTTCTGCTGTTAGAGTTGCGGCTGTAATAATTGAGGATTGCCATTCAATTCCTGCACCAACAAGTGATGCACCTGAAGCAACTTGTATTGTATCTCCTGATTTACCAATAGTAACAGTATTACCACTTTCGTTAATAATATTATTACCATCTACATCCTGAATTGTATTTACTTTTAATATACTTGTCATTTATTAAACTCCCATTAATGCTTTTATCTCATCATCATCAAGACCTAAATCTTTTAATTTTTGTTTACCTGATAATCTTTTAGCTAAATAATTTTCATTTTTTTCTTTTTTAGCTTGTACTCTAATAGCAGATTTTTGTTCTTCTTTATCTCTTAAAATTTCTTCATCTGCTGTCAATTCTATTTTTTTACCATTTAATATTTTATATCTTGCCATAATTAATCCTAACTATTTTTTAATCCTAATAATGTAAAATTACCTCTATCAATATTACCTGAGCCAAAAGCAAATTTTACTGCATTGATTGCTGATGTTGTGCTATAATTCATTCCCCCAAAAACTGATGCTGAAACTGTATTACCATTATCAACTACAGTTGATGTGCCATTAATTAATTTATGACCATCTGTTCCACTTGGTTTATGTAAATATAATTGTACAGATATACTTTCATCATCTGCGTTTCCTACATTTTGTGAACTCATATCAAAAACACTATCGTTTCCATTGTAATGAGATACTTCACTTCCCCCTGCTGTGTTTCCTTTGTGTGCAAAACCATAATTAGTAGATATATAACTTGATCCACCATCTGTTGAAACTGTCATTTCTAAAGGTTGTGCATCAGTTGCTGGGTGAACATCTGATAGTATAAATAAATAAGCATTATATGTACTGTCTATTCCTGAAGTAAATTGTACATTTGCTGTTCCACTTGTTACATTTGTTGTTTGTATATGAACAAACCCACCACCAGCATCAGAAAAAGTCATTGTACCAATACCAGTTGTACCTGATCCTGATACTGAATCTACTTTTAAAAATTTACCAGCAGTTACATTTCCAGATGGAAATTTAAGTGTATAGCTTTGATTAGCAGAATGTGGTGGACTTTGTAATTTAATTCCATGACTATTATTTTCGCAGTTAAGAATAACTGTTCCTGGATTTGTATTACCACCAATCTCTACAGCACCAGTACCATTTGGATATAAGTTTAAATCTCCATTTGATTCAGTAATTAGTTTACCACCTACAGTAACATCTGTTCCTGATCTTGGACTTACTTTATTTACTTTTATTTCACTCATATTATTATAATTCCCATTTTAATTTATTTTCGTTCCAATAATATATATCTGCCATTGGCTCACCATTTTCGTCTGTTAAATTTTGTGTAAATGTATTTGGATATGCAACAGGGGCTTCCCATTTACAAGTTTCATCATTTAATTTCCATCCCCTATGTGTTTGTGGAGATATAAAAGCATCTTTTTCAACACTATAAGTATAGCCTAATCCTGCATAATTTTTTCTTATATTTGAGTTATAAGACGTTTGTTTCCAATTAGTATCATTTCCATATAAACTTTTTAAAAAATCTACACCTGCTTGTTCAGTTGTAGCAATATCATTTGTTACGACTTCAACTCTTTCAACTATATTTCCTTTTCCCAATTTTGCAAAATGTGCCATTAGTTTGTATAACTCCCTGAACCTGTAAATGTCAATATTGTTTCCGATCCGCTTGTTGTAACAGTTGGACTTCCTGATGTTGTTCCTGAATATGCGGCAGTTAGCATACGTAATATAACTACACCTGAACCTCCGGTACCTCCAGTTGGATTTCCACCTGTGTTATTTCCTGTTCCACCTCCACCGCCACCAGTGTTTGCTGTTCCAGCAACTCCACTAGTATTGGATCCTGCGGAAGCACCACCACCGGCTGAAGCAGTTCCATTGTTACCACCACCTCCTCCACCGCCTCTTGAAACCGAAGAAGCTGTAATTGTTGATGCAACTCCTGCACCACCTGCAGTACCAGAACCTCCTGATCCTACAGCTGAACTAGCACCACCAGCACCACCGCCGCCACCTGAATAATTTCCATATCCACTTGAACCACCGGCACCACCAGCAAAACCTTGATTTGTAGTTCCAGCACCTCCTGAACCACCGCCAGAGATATGACCACCTCCGCCACCACCTGATCCACCTGTTCTACCATTTCCACCATTTTCTCCACCACCACCACCACCGACAGTAGTTACATCTGTAATATCTGAACCTGTAATTGAACTTACTGAACCATCCGAACCAGCACTACCATTTGATGATCCTGATCCACCAGCACCTATTGTTATTGTATAAGTAACTCCTTGATTTAAAACTAAAGCAGTTTCTGCTGATGCTCCACCACCAGAGGACTCAGAATTAAAAGCACTTCTATATCCACCAGCTCCACCTCCACCACCAGTTCTTTGATCTCCACTATTGATTCCTGCACCACCGCCTCCACCTCCAGCAATAACAACATAAGAAGCATTAGTAAATCCTGTTTCTAAAGCTACTGCCCCATCATTAATTGGAATCCATCCTTGAGTAGAACCAGAGTAAACAATGTGAACTGTTTCTCCATTAGTATCATAAATTGGATTTGGAACTGTATTACCTTGATATTTTGATCCATTCAAACTTACAGTAACTGCATTTGTTCCCCACTTCCTTGCAAAATCAGAAAAAATTAATTGATCTCCAACTGAAGGAGAACCAGGTAATGTAAGAGTACAAGCATTAGATGTAGTATTAATCCATATTCCTTGATTAGCAGATGCTGTATGTGTAGCTCCTGTTACAACAGTTGATTGCCAATCAATAGAAGCAAAACCAGTTGCTGTTCCTGCATTAGCTAAAGTTACACCTGAAGGAATATTAATTGTATCTCCAGACGTACCTAAAGTTAAGGATGTTCCTGATTGAGGATCTACCTGATCTACTTCTATTTTACTCATTAAACTATTACCAATGTTCCTGTTACTGTTACTGTGTTTGTAAAAGTTACTGCTCCTGCTAATACAGCATTTTCAATAACCATATTTTTATCTAATGTTCCTGCATGATGATAAACTGTTTCTGTTGCTGGTTTATCTCCGATATAATCTTGACCAAAAATATTCATCTATTCTCCTTATGTGCTAATTGAGTCAACTCTGCTAATCCAAACATCTACACTTGATGCAGCAGATGATTGTCCTTTTAAAACATCTGTATTCTGCATAACAACTTTAGATCCTGATTGGATAAGTTCAACTGAACTTGCCGCAGGTAAACTTAAATCTTTAACAAGGTATCTTGTTGTAGAGCCGCCTTCTAAAATAAAGACACTAACAGTTACTGCCGCAGCAGTTATGTTAGCTAATCTTAATCCAACAATAGCATCATCACTATTAGCTGTTAATAGTGTAGTTGCTGAGTTAGTTATTTGACCGCCATCTGATTCAAAGTCTTGTGCCATTTTTCCTCCTTATAAAGCTATTGCCATAGCAGTTGCAAATCCTTTTGAAGCTGCATTTGTTATTTTACTTACATTAATACTATTTACAGCAAGTGTGATCGTTCCGCTAGTAGTAATTGGTGATCCACTTACAGTAAATTCTGATGAACCTGCATCTGTTACAGCTACTGAACTTACAGTACCTGTAAACTGAGGTTGAACTTGTGAAAAAGTTATATTTGCACTACCAATACTACCACCTGTATCAGTTGTGCATAAAAATATTGTATCTTCGTTAGTTGTTCCTTCTTGAACAATAACAAGCTGACCTGCTAATTCATCAACTGTATTAAAATCTGAATCTCTACTAGCTGCACCGCTTGACGGAACAACATATATACCATTTTCAGTTGCTGTTGTTTGATTTTTTACTAAAACTTTATTACCAGTCGCTAATGTAATGCCATCTAAAGTATCGCCATTTTCTAAAGCATTAGATAAATTAACATTTGCTGTTGTTGCTACTCTTACAATAATTCTTGTTTTAAGACCTGTAACTAAATCATCTACATAACTTTTTGTTGTTACGTCTGAACTACCTGATGGTGCAGACATACCTGTAATTGATCCACCTGTTATAGCAACACTATTTGCTGCTTGTGTTGCAATCGTTCCTAAACCTAAAGATGTTCTAGCAGTAGCTCCACTTTCTGTTACAAAATTAGAACCATCACCTAAAATAAAATTACCATCTGAAGGAGTTAATCCTGCAACATCAGATAATTGTGCGTCAAATGCTTGAACATCAGATCCTATTGCTAAACCTAAATTTGTTCTTGCAGTTGAAGCTGAAGCAACATCACTTAAGTTATTTGCTTTTATATTTTTTGCGTCTAACTGAGTTTGTATTGCAGAAGAAACACCTGATACATAACCAAGCTCAGTTGATGTTACAGATGATACTGCAACTTTACCTGATGAATTTGAAACTAAAGCTCTTGATGCTGTTAAATCTGATGTAGCTATTGTTGATGCACCACCAGTAATCGGTGCTGATTTTGCGTCTATTTGAGTTTGTATTGATGAAGTTACACCATTCAAAAATTGAAACTCTGTATCTGATACTGTTCCGTTTGCAATTTTTTCAGCAGATATTCCTGTTGGTATAGAATCATTTGTTTTTGATAATGCACCAATGTAAACATTGTTCAATGCACCTGATGTCAAAGAACCT